ACTTACAAATAAATCTTATATCTTTTTATTATTATTTTTTTTTACTAGTTGTGTGTCTAAAAAACTTGTTACAGACATTCAGGAACGTATTAAAGTCGATACAATATACAAGACTAAAACTATTAAAGAAGTTGAAAGATTCGTAGATACTTTAGTAATTGATAAACCTTGCGATAGTTTAGGCAATTTAAAGCCTTTTAAGCAACTTATAAAAACAAAACAAGGTAACATAACACTTACAGGTTTAAACAACCAGATAACGCAGCAAATTGACTTAAACGGATATAAAGACGTATTAGAGGAAACATATAAAACTAAATACGATAGCTTTGTAAAGAATTATAATAAAGAGGTTGTAAAGTATAGAATACCTTTATGGGTATTTATCTATATTGTTGCATCTGCTTTAATTATCTTTTTACTACTTAGAATAAGATTGTAATATTTGCTTTTTATAATAGTAGTTGTAAAAGATTATATTGCTTTACACCAATCACATTGTTTTTTACACTTTTCAAATTCTAAATCATTATAGTTTATTTCTGCAACATTTTTGCTTTGGCAATAAAACGATTTCACAACACTGGTTAAAGTTAATTTTTGCTTTATTTCTTTTAAACCAAATTCATTTATTACATATAGTTTTGTTACATTAGGTGTTTCTCCAAAACTAATTACTTTACTTTCTATTAACTCTAATATTTCTTTATTTTTCATATCGTTACTTGTTATAATAGTAGTTTATTTAATCTTCATCACAAACATCTAAAGACGAACGTAATTTTTCTAAATCTTTAATTGCTTTATCCATTAATTTCTCTAAATCTTCCATAATATTTGTATTAAAATAATTCATTATAAACTGATTGGTGTACAAAATCTAAATCTTCATTTAATTCGTCTAACTGTTGTTCAGTCATTTTTACACCATTATAATCAGCACTTGCTATAAAAGCATCACTAAAATCTGGATAGTCATTTGTATCTATCCCATCCATTTCTATATTATCAATTTTTTTATAATCCATATCGTTTATTTGTTTTTAATAAAATGTTTTGCTTTTAAAACTTCATTAATACTTTTAATTAAATCGTATCTTTCTCCAACTGTGTAAATACCAGTGTAAAAATCTTTGTCAATTTCTTTTAGAACTTTTATTAAATCTTCCATATCGTTTATTTGTTTTGTCAAATTTATAACCAATTTATTTACCGTGCAAATTTTTAACGTAAATAATTTAAAATATTTTAGAACGGAACTTCAAAAGCATCTGATGCACTCATATTAGGCAATGTTTTTTTATCTTCTTTAAATTCTTTTTTAGGTTTAAAAGTTTCATTTAAAGGATTGTATTTACGTTTAACTTGACCAATCACATCAAGTTCTGTGTCACCCATTCTATAACCTACATCAATCTTTGTAGGATGCCAATAAATAACAACTGGGTTTTCTACATCAGTAGTATTACCACCCGTTTGTTTATTTCTAACGTTATCTACTGAAAATTCATTCTCATTTTTACCACGTCTATTTATGTAATAAGTATAAGATGCTTTGTTTAAATACCAACCACCCTCACCACTATAACTTGTAACATCTTCTTTACTTCTTTGTGCTGATACTGTTGGATGTTGAGATGCGTGTATAGAACAATACTTTTTAGTAAATCGTAACATTTTAACACCTGCAACTTTACCATCTGAATAATCGTTGCCAGTATCTTGCCAACCAAAACTAAAAGAATTTACAGGGTCTAATACCAAAGCGTGTACATCAATGCCACTATTTATAATTCCTTTTGTAACTTCCGTAGCGGTCTTTATATCTTCAACTTCTATAAATATAAAATGCTCATCAATCCATTTAGACGCTTTATTATACAGTTCCCTATCTTCATTGTAAACGTCTTTAGGAAATCTACCAAGCAAATACGCCATATAATTAACTTTCATACTCCATTCACTATTTTCTTGAAATGCAACAACCCAAACAAGGTTATTTACTATTGAAAATAATAATTCTAAGGCTTGATGTATCGTTGTTTTACCATCACCTTTTTTACCAGTCAATAAATAAAACTCATTCTTTTTACATAAGAAATGGTTGTCAAGTTCGTGTATTCCACTACCAAAACCTTTAGGAATACGACCAGTTAAAAAGTTGTCTATATCTTTGTTTATGTCATCAGATTTAATAATAAACTTCGTGTAATCAAAATCATTATTATCTTCTAAAAAATCTGCTGGATTATCTATATCAAACATTTAACTTCTACGGTGTAAGGTTGCATTCATCATTTCGTCTAATTTTGTTTTTACATAATCTAAAGAAAAAGTTTCTTCAAATCTAATTCTATCTTTTATAATTTCATCAGCTTCTTTTGTATCGAAATTCTTTTCGGTCAATCTATTTAATTGATTTGCACAAAGGTCAGCATAAAAAGCCGAATAAAATAATTCTAAAGGCTTAGATAATTGATTAGATATATTTTTAAATAGAAAATCGTTAAACACAGTTGTTTCACTTTCTCTAATTTGTCCAACTAATTCCATAATATACAACTTAGCGAATAATTCGTTGTTATAGATAGTTTTAGAATCAACCCTATTGATATATCCTAAAAGACTTTTAAGTGCGTTACAATCGCTCTCATCTACTTCTATCGTTCTGTAATTACCATTTTTCATAGGTGATAATTTATAGAGTAGTCTTTTACCCGCATTTTTAACATCCCAGTACTCTTTTGAGTACTTTATTTTTTGTTCGTTTTCCATTTTAAAACATTGTTAATTGTTCTAAATAAGGTTTTAATCTATTGTTTGCAAGTTCTGTGTATTCCTTACTAATTTCGCTACCAATAAATTTTCTTTTTTCTTGTATTGCTGCTACTGCAGTTGTACCTGTACCCATATAAGGGTCGTACCAAATATCATTTTCTTTACCAAAGTTTATCATAAAATATCTTGGTATATCTAAAGGCATTATAGCCTTGTGAACTGATGCAAAAGGATTAGAATGTGAATTTAATATTTCAAATACATTATTTTGACTTCCTTGTTTGAAATTAGCATCATAAAATTTCTTTTTTTCTGGTCTATCATTACTAAATATTACTATAAATTCAAAAGACGAATTAAAGATACCTTTTTCAATATGCGGTATTCCGTTTTTTTTCCATATAATAATATCTTTTATCTTTTCGTTAAAAAACCCTAATATTTTTAAAAAATCAAATTTATTATTACCTAACATTTGTACATTATAAATTACGTGCTTTCTTGTAACTCTTAATAATTCATTAATTAAATTTTTTTGGTTTTCAAAATAATCATCTAATTTATCAGTATAACCCTCATATTTGGTTTCTACCATTTTATTGTCACCTACGTTATAAGGTGGTGAAGTTAAAGCATAATCAATACTTAAATCTTCCATTCTCTTCATTGTTTCTAAATTGCTTTCACAATAGATTTTATTTGTTTCTAAATTATTCATATGCTCCTGTTATTTTATTTCTTGTTTCATCACTTCCTTTAACTTCTGTAAATCCTTTTGATTTGTTTTCAAACCCTAAACGAGATATAATTTTTATATCTTCAACTTTTACTGGTTCTGTAATTTTTAGCTTATCTAAAAGAGTTTTCTTGTAAAATAAATTACCATCATTTTTATAAACTACTTTTTCTAATTTGTGTTTTTTTCCTTTGTGTATTATTATTAAATCACAAAATACTATTTCACCTAATTCTACTTTATTATCCATTATTTTTATTTTTGTAAATCTATTTACAATTTAATTATCTCGCAAATAAATTAGTGTTTATTTTAAAAATATCTTATTTCTTCTTGTTTAGGGTAAACTTTTACTATTGTTTGTTTTCTTAACCAATTAGAGAAGTTAGCACTAAATTCTTTTTTATTATTGTGAACGTGCTTATATTCGTTTAAATGACTTAAAAATAATTTTAAATATTTATGTGTAGTATTTTTACAAACATCTTTATTTTGGTCTTTTATTTGATTCATAGACAATGCTTCAATATATCCTGCATCCGATAAAAGTTGTTTAGCATAGATTTGATAATTAATAGACACTTTTTTAAAAATATCTTCTATTAAATTTTCTTCTGCTCTTTTAATAATAACATTATCATTTACATTAACATTAACATTATCAGCTTTTTTGGGTTCTTTAATAAAGGGTTGGGTTATTTCGCTTTTTTTAGGTCTACCACCCTTTGCGCCATTACCCTGTTCCTTTTCAAT